GAACGACCAAAGGATACACATGTACCTTGTTCATTTATCGCCAAATCATTCTGTAAAATACCGATAGCGGGCATACGATTCGGGTCTGAAGCGTCTGCCAAACGCACGTTGAATACATCATTACCCATTGATCCAATCGCGTGAACAACATCACCTTTTGATATGGGTGATCCATTTGTATTTTTTACACGTACGACTGTATGGTCTAAATAATCATTTACCCAAGTACTACTTGCTGTGTCGTATGCGATGATTTGTGAGTCTGATGCACCCGCAATTTCAATATCATTGAGTTGTTCTAAATTTACACCAACGTTGGAGGTGAGATCGGTGGTGAAGGCGGTGTGCGCATTGGTGAATTGGAGGGTGTTGGAGGTGGTGTTTCCATTATCGGAGACATCTTGGAGGGTTGTGACCAGGTTGGAGAGGAGACCACCATCCCCCAAAAAGGTGGTGGCCGTGACGTTACCACCCACGACGATGTTACTTGTAGTGACCAAACCAGTGGTTGTGTTTGTAAACTGAACCACATTTGAGGTGGTATTTCCGTTGTCTGAGACGTCTTGGAGTGTCGTTACAAGGTTGGAGAGGAGACCACCATCCCCCAAGAAGGTTGTGGCCGTCACATTACCACCTGCGACGATGTTGCTCACCGTGACTAGACCGGTGGCGGTATTATTGAATTCAATTGTGTTTGTGGTGGTATTTCCATTATCTGAGACATCTTGGAGGGCTGTGACGAGACCGGTAAGTTGACTACCATCCCCCAAGAAGGTTGTCGCGGTTACGTTGCCACCTGCGACGATGTTACTCACTGCGACTAGACCAGTGGCGGTATTATTGAACTCTATGGTGTTTGTGGTGGTATTTCCATTATCTGATACATCTTGGAGGGCTGTCACGAGGCCGGTGAGTTTGCTACCGTCACCATAGTACGAGGTCGCTGAGACGTTCCCATGAACTATGAGAACATTGGATCCGTCGGTGTCTACGAAGAGGTTGGACCCCACACTCAGGTCGTATATAGAGGATGCGTTTGCGATACCGACAAATCCTGTAAAGATAGGTCCATCCTTTGGGGCCTTAATTGTCTCAAGGGTCCCGACGCGGGCTGCGTTGGAGGCGAGGTCTACCTCCAGTATCCCAACCCTAGAGGCGTTGGAGGTGAGGTCCACCTCCAAAGTGCCAACCCTAGCGGCATTGGAGGCGAGGTCTGTTTCTAGAACACCAACTCGGGTGGCATTGGAGGTCAGGTCGGTCTCTAGAACCCCCACCCGGGCCGCATTTGAGGCCAGGTTGGTCTCGAGGGTTCCAACCCGGGCTGCATTTGAGGTGAGGTTCGTCTCTAGGACCCCCACCCTAGAGGCATTGGAGGCGAGGTCTGTTTCTAAAACACTTACACGGGTGGTTGTGGTCACGAGGTCATTGTTGATTGTGACTATATTAGCTTCGGCACCCGCTAAACCGGTCTCTAGTGTCCCGACCCTTGCGGCATTGGAGGCCAGGTCTACCTCCAAGGTCCCGACCCTAGATGCGTTTGAGGCCAGGTCTACCTCCAAGGTCCCGACCCTAGAGGCGTTCGATGTGAGATCCACCTCCAATGTGCCAACCCTAGAGGCATTAGAGGCTAAATCGGTCTCTAGTGTCCCGACCCTAGAGGCATTCGATGTGAGGTCGGTTTCCAATGTGCCAACCCTAGAGGCGTTGGAGGCGAGGTCGATTTCCAAAACTTGGATTCGAGAAACGTTGCTATCGAAGTTTGACAGGAGTGCGACACCAGTGAGTGTTGTACCATCTCCGTAGTATGCGGTGGCCTCAACATTCCCGGTGACGACGAGAATATTTGACCCCACATCATCCACATAGAGGTTTGACCCCACATCTAGGGTGTGTATGGGGGAGGTATTGACGATACCCACATTGGCTTCGGTGTAGAGTCTACCGTACACATGAACATTGACATCTTCGGATGTTAGGGGTACTAGGCTTTTCCCATTTGCGCTACTTTGGGTGTAGGCGAGGATGATTTCATCGGTGGCTTCGACGAACCCGATGGTGACATTTGATTCTGGTCGTGTTAGGACGAGACCCAGGTCCAGTGTTGTGTCAAATAGGGTGTTGTCCTTCCCCAACTCTATGATTCCATCTCGAACCTTGAAGTTTTCACTATGGAATGAGGTTACAACACCTTCCACGAGGACATTGCCATCGACGACGAGGTCTTGGGTGATGTGGGTATTCCCAGAGACGACGAGAACGTTGGACCCGGTGTCATCGACGTAAAGATTTGACCCCACATCTAGGGTGTGCACCGGTGATCCATTTGCCACCCCAACATTTGAGAGTGTGGTAACACTCGTTTCCGGGTTATTAAAAGATACGACGTTGGCGGTCACATTACCGTTGGTGGTGGCATTTTGGAGTGTGATATCGAAAACATCTTCAGCCACGGCACCCGAATCTGTAATTTCTTTGGTCACCCGATTATATGCGAGCACAGTGACATTTCTATCGGATAAATCTTCGTTTAACCGCATGGGTGTCATATAGATGGCATTTGAGGTATTTGCTTCTAGGAACTCGTCACTGGCATTAAAGACTATGGTATTATCTGCCTGTTCCTGTCTACAATTTTTACCGAAGCGGATTCTCGTAGACCTCTCCACTGTCGGTAAGTTCTTTACCATTTATATAACACTTGATTTTATTTACACGAATAATTAGTTTGCATACAAGAGACCAGCCATACCATTTTGTATACGTAATATGTTGTAGTTGACTGCGTATATGGGGTCCATTATGTCTAGGGATTCGCTCATAATCTTGGCTGAGTTGAGGCGGCTAAAATTGAGGGTCCCCGTGGGCTGATAGGAGCTGGTCATGAGGCAGAAGCAGTACAAGAAAAAATCGGGTGAGGTCACGAAGTTGGTGTGGTAGTAGTTCATGACGTCTATAAAGTGTGGTTGACTCCACCTATAGTTACCAACATCTAGACCATTTATGGTGAGTTTAATTCTATTCGATGGCGAAGTTAGGGAGCTTACAACGGATGTATTTGATGATGCGAGATACTTCACGGGGTGATTGAATGTGAGTTCTTGGATCCGGTTTTGGGATGGAATATTCTTTTGAACTTGGGTGATGAGAATATCGTGGGTCTTTGTGGAAATTTGCGCACGTTCTTTGGTATCTAGGTAATAATAGTTTGCAAAGCATTCTATGTTATAGGCGGACGCGTTTGGGCCCCAGTATATACGCAATTCTACGTTGTGATAGTTGAGGGCCACAAGGGGAATGGCGCACTGCGCACTCTCACAGAAGAAGAAGCGGAGGGGATAGAAGTAGGAGGATGAGCTCGTACCGGGGTGTGGTCCCATGGCACTCTTAGAGACATTCTGGGCGAACGTATCTATGGCAATTTTCTCACTGAATATGGAATCTTGGGAATCTACAACGGAGCCACCAATGAGGAGTTCGACTTTGTCTACCAGGGTTCTCCAATCATCTATAGATTGGGCTTGACTCGAATCATCTGCGGCGAAGTACACGTACCCGAGGAGATCCCCGGAGCGTTCAAAATTAACACTGGACATTGAATTACTTTTCACTGCTCCAAGAATTGTTTGTTTTTCGATGGACTGTGAAAAGTTAGCATGTCTTTTGAAGTGTGAACTAAAGAAGGATATTTCAGGATTACCCATGATATATTCATCCTGGGCACCTATAGCAATCAATTGAACAACACCAGCGGACATGGTATACTACTCTATGGGAAGAAAATTACAGGTTGGGTTTCCTACACACAAAACGGAGGACTAAATAGTTATCTTCGATTGGATTTGGTGGTTCAATGAGAACACCATCTTGATTTCTAATAGTAATTGTTAAACGACTGATGGTTCGAATTGGATTTATATACTGTGTGGCGATTGGGTAATCATCTCTGAAACTGATGAGTCCACTGTCATCCGCTGTAACAATACTAGCGAAGGAGTTTCGTACCACGCTCATAGTGGCTTGACCGGTGAGAACGTTTGACGCTCGGTCCGAAAAAATAGAGTCCAGTTCTTCAATCGAAACATAACAGTGACCTGTCCCATTGATGGGTGCAACTGTATTAATTCTCGCAGCCAAAAGCCTGGCCTGAACAACGTTGTGGAGGGGTTGGTTCAAAAAACATGTAAAAGTATTCGCCGCCGTTTGACCAATGGTATCAACTGTAATTGTATGATATTCATAGTTGAGGTCGGGGATCATCTCAGTTGGCGATGTGATGAGGGCCATTTATATTTAGCTTAGATTAAAGATCCGCCAATTCCATCCTCGATCGCATACCCAGCGTGTTCACCAACAAGTTTTTGGGCGCCACAGAGTCCACCGGGTGTGAGACTCTTGGTGTAGGGGCTGTCTTCCTTACCCGACCCTGGGACGCAATCCATACGATTCTCGAGATCGAAAAGAGATTTATCATTCACAACCTTGATTGTGATTGGCTTGGGCTGGTAACGACTTTTGTTCATCAGACCAAAAATCACGACGATATAAAATAAAATCACGATGGTGATGAGGAACTTTCGGTCAGTCTTATTGAACTGGAACATTTATAATGTATCAACATTTTTTATAAACTGCGTTAAAGGTAATTTTTTTAGTTTCTACATAAAGAGTAGATGGATGAAGAAATAATCATCGACCGTGGAC